CGCTTGAACTGGACGGGGGGCGGCACCACCGGCCGGGGGAGCGGGGCGGGCGGGTCGGCCTTGAGGGCGAAATGGCGGGCCCACGCCTCGCCGTGGACCGGGTCGGCTAGCAGCCGTTCGCGGGCGGTCATTCGGTGATGTAGCAGTTGGAGGTTTGCAGGTTGCAGACGTTGTGGCTCCACAGGTTCACGCCGAAGCTGCATCCGAACGGCACGCTGGCCCAACCCGTCGGGCCGTCCAGCGCGGCCGAGAATTCGCCTTCGCAGGTGAAGCAATGGCCGAACGGGAGGCCGCTGCAATAGCAGAAGCCGCCGGCGCACGAGTCCTGCGTCTCGTCCAGTTCCAGGCAGCAGGCACCCGTGTTGACCGCCCTCACGGCCCATTGCGCGTAGCCGTAGCAGCCGAACGCCACGACGCACTCGGCGGCGGTGTCGATGAGGGTCGGGTCGCAGTCGCCGTAAGGGCCCACCCGGCGATACTTGAACGGGATCGTCGCCACGCCCATCCATGAGTCGGGGACGTAGGCGCATCCTCCCCCCGTGAACCACGACGGCAGCGACGGGTTCTGCCAGATCAGCGTGCCCGTCCAACTCCCCCAGGTACAGAACAATGTCCGGGGGATGGGCAGATAGGCTTTGGGGTTGGCGATCCCGAACCGGTCCCGATAGCAAATGCAGCAGCCGACGTAATCGTCCGTGACGACCGTTGTGGGCATGGCTTAGGCGATCGGAGTAAAGATGATGGTGGCCACGGAATCGCCCCCGGGGCAGTCGTGCGATCCGGCGAAGCTGATCGACGTGGTGTTGGGCTGCATCCGGTCCTGGTTGCCGGAGATGTACGACCACGTGAGCGTGTAGGTCGCGTCCACCCCGGGGCAGACCCGGATCTTGACGCCTCCGCCGTCGACCACGATCCCCGCCGCGTTGGTCGTGCCGTTCATCACCACCGTCGAGGTGGCATTGTCGGTCAGCGTGATCGACACCCCGGGCAGGGGCTGGGAACAGGCCGAGACGTAGACCGAGAAGCAGCAAGTGCCCGTGCAGCAGTTGCACCCGGGCTGGCCGAACAGCGACCCGGCCATCTCAGCACCGCCAGGTCAATAGCCAGTAGCTGCTGGCGAATTTGAACACGACCGCCGTTTTGTTGGCCCCCGCCGACACATCCCAGGGGTTGTAGACCCGGACCTGGACCGTCCCGGTGGTGAGGGCCGTGCCGTCCCATTGCAACTTGTAGCAGTCGGCCACGCCCGGGGCCGTGCCCGAGAGGGCCGCGATGCCGCCGCCGGGCGTCTTGATCAGCAGCACGCCCAGGAATTCCTGGATCTTGGCGGCGATGCCGAACGGGCCGTTGGTGATCCCGGGGCCCGACATCGAGCCGGCCCGCAGCGATTCCTCGGTCGTGCCGGCGAGCATCCGGGCCGAGATGACCTTGCCCGGCTGCTGTTTGGGGAGCCATCGGATGGGCATTAGAAGTCGAACAGGTCCATGAAGTTGGTCTGCTCGTACAGCCTATCGGCCGGGTCGGACCCGCCCGAGACGGCGTTGATGTTCTGCCACCCCTCGCCCGGTTTGGGGTTGTAGTAGGTATTCCATCCGGCCCGGCGATAGGCAAGGTTATAGGTCAGGTCATGCTTCCAGTTGAGCAGCGTATCCAGCGCCCTCTCCGACGGGCCGCCCAAGAACAGGAGCGTCTCGGGCTCGCACTCCAGTTCGCCCAGCGTGAACGTGTCGTCATTCACCGTACCGACGTAGTCGAGGGCCTTCGTGACGCTGGCGAGGGGTGCCCACTGCCGCTGGAACCGGATGCCGACCTGGGTGATGATGACGTTAAGCGTGGCCCCGTTGACCGGGTCGCTGGTGCCTTCCCAGTAGAAGGCGGTGTCCGGGATCGTGTAATTCTCGGCGCTCAGGTCGAAGGTGGTGGTGATCCAGGGCTGGCCCGAAATATCGCCGGTGGTTCCGTCGAAGTTGTACTTGGGGACGGCGAACATCGCGACCACTTCGGCCTTCTTGTACGACGGCCAGGGCGTGTGCACCCTGGTGTCGAACTTGTCCATGCCGCCGATCGGCCGGATCGATTCGATGTCGACGCAGTACATATTCGGCGAGAGCGGGTAGGCGAACGGCGGCGAGAACCCGCCGGCCCCCATCAGGTCGCGGACGAGCTGGTAGCGGTCGGTCCAGGCGCAGCGCATGCGGACGCGGGCGGTCGGGCCCTCGGTCCGGGACCACGATTCGTTGATCGCGTCCTCGGCGGCCTCGCCCGCCGCCACCTTGTACGGTACGCTGATCGTGAGCGCCACGGAGTTTTACCCGGGGGATGGGACAGGACGATGGGAAGCAGCTACACCTGCCCGACGTGCGGCAACACGGTCCACAAAGCGGCCAAGAAGTGCCTGCAATGCGGCCGGACCCGGTCGCTATCCGGGCGGATCACGTTCCTTCAGCTGTTCGTCTTGGGGGCGATCTTCGCGATCGCCTATGCGGTCGCGCCGTCGTTCTGGAACGGCCTGGCGGCGAAGGTGCTGGGCGGGGGCTGATCAGGGGGCGGCCACGGCCGGGACGCCGCCCTGGGCCATCTTGCCGATGTCCTGCGCGGCCTTCTTCATGTCGCCCGCGATCGACTTGGTGTTGGCGGCCGTCTCCTTGGCCGAGTCGCCGCCCAGGATGCCTTGCTGGATCTTGCGGGTCATCTCCAGGAAGTCCATCACCTCGGACTTCTCCGACTTCGCCTTCTTCGGGCCGCCCCCGGTCGTCAGGTCGGCCTTCTCCATGCCGCCGGCCAGTCGCTCTTTGCGGGCTTCCTCGCGGTCCGCGATCTTCTGGAGGGCCTCGTTCCGCTCGGCCGATAGGTCGGATTTCTGGCGTTCGGGCAGTTGCAGGGCGTGCGTCTTGAGAGGCTCGGCCCCCTCGCCCAGCGACGTGGCCTTGAACTTGAATTCGCCCGTGAACCCGGACTTGATGAACGCCCCCAGGGCGGTCGCGAAGTCCATGAAGTTTTTCATCATGTTGCCGATCGTCGTCGACACGATGTTCGCCAGGTCGGCCATCATGTCGGACCAGTTGACGATCACGTAGGCGGCAACCCTCGCTACCGACTCCTGGAACCAGACGAACGAGAACACCGCGTTCTCGGCGAACTCGCGGACCGGGATCATCGCCACCGTCCAGATTTCGCCGAAGTTGCGGGCGACGAACGATGCCCCCTCGACGACCTGATTGAGCCAGCCGACGACCTTCGAGAAAGCGGGGATCGCGGCCTCGCCGATCTGGGCCATCAGATTCGACCAGTTCCCTTCCAAGGACTTAAGCTGGTTGTTGTAGGAGTCGAGCGTGTTGGCGTGGTCGTTGGTCCCCTTGGCCATGCCCTGTTGGATCAGGCTGGCGCGGGCCATCACCTTCGCCTGATCGTCCACGGCCTGGGTCGTCTTCGCCAGGCCCATGCGGACAGCTTCCTGGGCCACCTTCTGCTCGCTGAGCAGGATGCCGACGCGACGGAGCGGCTCCGATTCGCCCGCCAGCCCCGACGAAATCTTGTCGATCGCCTCGGCGAAGCTCATGTCCTTGAAGCTGGCCATGTCGTCGGCCAGCCGGACCATTTGCATGGCGAACCGCCCGGCCTGCTCGCCCGACTGCCCGGCGGCCAGGGCGAATGTGCCCAGCCGGTTGGCGGCCATGATCGCCTCGGTCCGGGAGACCTTGAGCGAATCGGCCATCCGGTCCACGTCGCGGGCGACGGCATCCGCCCCACCCTCGAAAAGTACCTGCGCCTGGTTCCATTGCTCGGCGAAGTTGCCGGCTTCCTTCGACGCCTTGAACAGCCCGGCCGCCACGCCGGCTCCCGCCCCCAGCCCCAGGATCGCCCCGAAGTCGACCCGGGTGGCCCGCAACCGGCCCAACCACGACTTCGTGTCGCCTTCCGCCTTGCGCAGAGACTGCTGCAAGGGCGAAAGGTCCCCCTTGATCTCGACGTGGGCCGCGCCCACTTTCCCGAAGTCTTCAGCCATCGAGCTCGATCCCCGTCTGTTCGGCCGCCCGGGCCAGCATGGCCAGGAATTCAGCCTCGGTCCGAGGATCCTGGTTGCGGGGGTTGATGCCCTCGCTGGCCAGGATCGCGATCTGCGGGTTGGTCAGGCGGCTCACGTCGCCGAACGTCCAGGACCGGCCGCCCATGCCGTCGGTGACCAGTCGGTAGGAGATGGCCCACCAGTCGAGGTCGTCGTCCCGGCCGGGGCGGTAGTCGTCGCCCCCCTCGCTTTTGGGTCGTCGTCGCCCTCGCCATCCGGCTCCGGGTCGAAGCCATTGCAGGCCCCGAACAGCCGGCCGAAGTCGTCGAGGGTCAAGGCGTCCCGGATGGCCGCCCGGTCGATTCCGGGGTTGAGGTCGTCGGGGATCATGGTTTGCAGCAGCACGGCCGTGATCCCGTCCTGATCGGGGGCGCGGTCGAGGGCCTTCCGCCAGGCCGGCGAATAGGCCCGGGGCGGCCACGGCTCCTGCGCCGCCTCGTAGAGGATGGCCGACCGGTCCTGGCGGGACAGGCCGGGGCACCGGTCGAGGTTGCGGCGGGCGACTTCCAGGGGGCTGGGGACGTGATCCGCCAGGTACTGGGCCAGCGTCCCCCACTCGAATTGCTGGAGGGCCCGGACCCGGAGCGAACGCCCCGAATCGAGGCGGATCGTCCGGGGGATGTTGAAGGCTTCGGTCCGGCTCATGGTGTTATGCCGTCATCGCGAATGCGCCGTTGCTCTTGACCGTGAACGAGCAAGGGATGGTGCCTTCGCGGGGGCTCTTGGGGTTGAAGTCAGTCACGTCGAACTGGCCCGTGCCGAACGATGTGGACGAGTCGAACTTGAAGTTGCAGGCCACGGTGGGGGCGGCGAAGAAGGCGGCGGCGACGGCGGCGGACTTGCCGCTGAAGTCGTAGTACCCTTCCACCGTGCCCTCCCACTGGTAGTCGACGGGGAGCTGGGTCTTGGCCGTCAGGCCGACCACGGCGTCATAATCGCCCGTGTCGGTGGCGTCGGCCATCGTCTTGGTCCCCTTGAGGTCCCAGGACGTGATGTTGACGGTGGTGCCGGCCACGATGACCGATCCGGCCTTTCCGGTCTTGCGAGTCGATGCCATGAGTCCCTCCGGTTAGGCCGAGCAGCCGACGATCTTGATGTCCACGATCTGGGTCGCCGCGCCGGGATCGAGCTTGAGCGTCTTGTGCGTCGAGTCGACCACCATGCCCGTGGTGTTCGGGGCGCCGATGACGAGCGGGATTTGGCTGTTGGCCGTCGACGGGAAGGCATACAGCTGCCACGTCGAGCCGCCCGGGGCCGACCATCCGTTGCTGGCGCCGGGGCCGACCGTGACCTTATTGGCGTCGGTCGTGTTGAGGTTCGTAATCGTGATCAGCCGGACCCGGGCGAACGTCTTGGTGCCCGGCTCCATGCCCCCGGTGAGAGCCGTGAGGTCGAGCGTCTGCGGTGTGCTGGCCGTCAGCGTGATCTGATCGGTATAGATCACGTCGGCCTGATCGGCCGCGCCGGCGGTGCCGCCGCTGGAAATGCCGGTCTGACGTTGCTGGGTGGCGCCGTAGGAGACCTGTCCGCCGCCGAACGCGCTGGTGGTCGTTTGCCGGAACGTCTCGGTAACGCTGATGTTTCCCTGAACCGTAGCCATGTCAGCTCCCGGAGCCGTACGACTCCTCGCAGAAGAAAAGCACGTCGAAAGTCGCCTGCCAGACGTCCACGCCGCCGGGCCCGCGGTCGGGATCAAGGTTCAAGGTTTGGCCCCCGGGGAACCGGCCGATCTCCAGTCCGCCCGTCCACTCCAGCGGCACCCAGTCGGCGACGGCCGGCAGCAGCACGGCCCGGAGCGTCTTGCGGGCCAGTCGGGCCGTTTCCTTGCCGGTGTGGTAGGCCGAAAACTGGACCTGGTATTGCCGCTGGTGGGTGTCGGACGTGTCGAACTCGTCCGCGTCCGAGGCCACGGAATATGTGGCGAACGGGAACTCCGTGCCGTTCGGCGCCCGGTCCAGCCAGAGGCCGCCCGGGAACGTCGTCCCCAGCCCCGCCGAAGTGAAGGCCAGGTAGATCGCCTCCAACAGGTCAGCCGCAACGGTGGGCGAGGCGCCGCCCGGCCAGTAGGTGGGGGCGAAATAGGTGGTCGGGAAGTAGGTCGGTGCGAACACCGGTCAGGCCCCGAAGATCCGGCGGATGTCGCCCCACGACTCGGCCAGGGCCCGCCTCAGCCACGGCCGGGGGGCCATGTTGCGGGTGCCGAGTTCCAGGTAACGGCCGTAGATGACGTTGGTGCCCACCCTCGCGACCATCGCGGGCCCGTCGACTTCGCGGGCGATCGAGGCCCGCAGCCGGCCCGTCTGCTTGTGCGGCGGGTCGCCGGGTGCCGACGGGTTGGCGTTGTAGATCCGGGCGAACTTGCCCTTGGAGTCCCGCCCCTGCCCCGTGCCGGCCACGGAAACCAGCACCTTGGCCCGGTTCTGCACGACCACGGCGGCCGATTCGAGCTTCCGCCTGGCGGCGGCTTCCGCCTTCGCCAGGGCGTTCCGCGGATCCCATTCGAGGTCGTTCACGACACCTCCCGGCAATCGACCGCGAACACTTCGCCACGCCCGGCCATGTCCCTGCCCCGGCTCAGGACGGACAGCGTGATTTCGCCCCACACGATCTGATCGTCGGCCTTCACGCCGGGATCGGCCGCGAAGTAGACGACGTGGGTGATCTCCGACTGGAGCAGGCCGGTTTGGATCAGCCGATCGGCTCGGCGGGGCTGGACGTTGGCCGTGGTTTCGGTTTCGGTCCAGGTTTCGACCTGCCGGCCCCGCACATTGGACATGGCCCGGGTTCGTACCGTGACGTCGTTGACGAGCAGGTCGTCGAGCACGTCAGGCGATCCAGGTCCGGCGGTAGGGGGCGAGGATGGCAGCAACGCTGGCGGGGAATCCGGCGCCGGGGGCGGCGGCGTACTGGTAGTCGCCGATCTTCTCGGAGGACAGCGCCCCGGTGATCCGGTAGGCGTCGGTGATCCACTTCACCATCGCGACCGCCGCCGATTTCACGTCGTCGGGCACGGGGTTGAACCCGCCGTTGTAGGTGACCAGCACGTTGCGGAACCCCTTGGCCCACCAGGGCGCGAAACGGGGATCGTACTGGCCTTCGCCCCGGATCAGTTCGCCCGTGTTCGGGTCGTACGTCCAGGCGTTGCCGTCGGTGTTGTCGAGGGCCACGCCGTTGACCGACACCGACAGGATGGCGGCGATCGGCGGGCGGGCCAGCCAGAGCGTGGGGCGATTGTTGCCGTCGAGGTACTCGGCGATCTCGGTGGCGAACGAGAATGTGCGGTCGCAATGCTTCTCGATCGCGACCGTGGCCGCCCCGATGAGGGCATCGAGGTCGGCCCGGGTCGCGAGCTTGGGCACGGCGGCCAGCAGTTCGTCCTGGCTGATCAGGGGGACCATGATCAGGCGGTGCCTTCCGCCGGGGAGTTGAAGATTTCGACGGTGGAGGCGTTGGAGATCGTCGAGTTGAATGCGGGCGGGGCATAGCCTGCACGGCCGAGCAACGCAATCGCCCCGTCGACCACGGCGTTGGCCGTGCCCCGGGTGATCACCAGCCGGACGTACCGCTTGGTGGGGCGATAGACCTCGACGAGCAACGCCTTGTTGCTGTCCCCGTCGGCCATCGCGGTCGACGCGGTGCCGGCCAGGTCGGCCATGTCGGAACCGTCCGAGGCGGACCCTTGCTGGACCTTCAGGCCGGTGACCTGGGTGGCGGTCAGCGTGCCGAAGAGGGCGACGAAGGCCACCGTCTCGAATCCGAGCATGTCGACGACGGTGGTGTTGATGGCGGTCGTGCCGGCGGCGGCGGCGTTGTTCACACGCCGGACGTCGATGGCATTGAGAATATTGTGGCTTTTCACGGCCGATGCTCTCCCGGATGCATGCGATCGGACGGCGGCAGGCCGGGAACGCCCCGGCCCGCCTCGGCCGCGTTTAGCTGTTGTTGGACTTCTGGACCTTGATCTTCCAGTTCTCGACCAGCTTGCCGCCGTACCGCATCCGGGCGACGACCTCGATCTGGTTCTGGCGGGCCCGGACCTCGCGCAACACCTGGATCGTCAGGCCCAGGCGGTTGACGAAGTAATAGCCCGAGAAGTCGCCGTAGATCAGCGGGTAATTGCTGGCCCCGACGTCCTGGGCGAACTGTGAGAAGATGATGGGATCGCCCATCAGGGTCTTCACCCGGGGTCCGGCGATCCCGTAGTCGTTGAAGCCCTGGTGTAGGATCGGCCGGTTCTGCGAGTCCTTGAGCTTCAAGAGGGCGGCGTAGGTCGACCCCTTGTTGCAGATGAATCGGCAGTTGCCGTCGTACTGGGGCGGGATGGCCGCCATCAGGTTGACGAGACCGTCGTACGCCAGGGCGGCGGACGCCCCCGAAAGCACCGAGGTCGGTGCCGGCTCGACGGTCGATCCGATCGCCGTGTAGATGCCCAGCGGCTGGCTCGCCCCGTTGCCGGAAAGAGCCATGTACTCGCGGGTAAGCTGGTCGGTTTCGCTCAGCTTCGATTCCAGCCACGCCTGGATCGGGAAGGCCGAGTCCTCGACCATGTTATTGGTCAGGGGAGCGGTCATCATGGCCGTCTTGACGGGGATCTGGACCTCGCCGAAGAGGCTGGTATCGGTGACGTTGGCCGCCGTGTCGGACGCGGGCAGTTCGCCCGTCCAGGTCACGCGGAAGGGGGTGGTCCAGATGTCGTCGGTGCTGTACTGCACGCGGGGCATCGACACCATGTCGCGCCCGGTCGTGAGCTGGGTAACATAATTCAGCAGCTCGGTCGGGGCCGGCTGCCGCTGGACGATCCTCATGATCTGATCGACGGGCACCAGGAACCCGCCCAGGGGGTCCAGCCCTTCCTGGAGGATCTTGAACCCGGCGTTGTCCACGCCCCGCTCGCCGTGCCGGAAATATTTCCAGAACGCGTGGGCGTAATCGACACCCCGGAGGGAGTCCCACGTCTTCTGCCCGTACGTCCCGGGCCCGATCTCCTCGATCACCCGCTTGGTGGCGGCGTCGATCCGGGTGTGGCCGGCATCTTCCCAGCCGGACACCTTGAAACCGGCCTGGGCCTGGCCCTTGGACCCGTTGCCGGCCGAGAACGGCAGGCCGCCGGGGGCGGGCTCGGAGTTGAAACGGTCGAATCCGGCCGACCGGTCGGCCATCTTGATCCGCTTCTCCTCATTGCCCTGGATCTCCTGGATCTGGGCGCCGATGCGGTCGCATTCGTCGTACAGTTTCTCGGCCCGGACCAGATCCTCGCCGGTCGCGCCGTCTTTCCGTACCAGGGCGTCGGCCTCGTTCCGCTTCGCGGAGAGTTCGCCCCGATGTTGCCGCAAAATGTCGGCGGTCGAATTCATCGGTAACCTCGGTGTCATTCGGGGAGGCAGAGCGAACGCAGCCGCAACGAGCGGGCACGCAGTTCGTCGACTCGGCCCTTGCGGGCCTTGCCGTCGTCGTCGACCGCCGGGACCTCGCCCGACGAATCGTTTTCAGCGGCCGGCGAGTCCGGCCCGTACTGATCCAGGAACGTCTTGAGCCGGCCGCACCCGGCCGACATGTGGTCGTGCAGTTCGACCAGTTTCTTGTGGTTGGCCTTGCTGAGCGTCCGGCCCGCCTTCACGCCGTCGATCAGGTTGTTGACGTCGCTAAGCCGGACCTCGCCCTTGGCCCCCACCACTTCGGCCAGGGGGTTGGCGGGCAGGTTCACGAAGCTGAATTCATAAAGCTCGATCTGCTTCAGGACCGTGATCGGCTTGCCGTCGCGGACCTCGCCGGCCGCCGAGAGCACCCGATAGCCGATCGAACACTTGACCGACTTGCCGGCCTCCATGCGCTCCCGGACCTTGGTGCGGATCGACTGAGCATCGGGGGTCGAATGGAACCGGCCCTTGACCCGCAGCCCCTTGGCGTCCTGGGTGGCCTCATCGATAAGGGTGATTCCCAGGTCCTTCCAGGAGTGGTTGACGTCGCCCCAGCCGTCCTTGACGAATTCGGGCAGGTTGACGAACGCCCCCGGGGCGACGACTTCATCGGCCCGGTCCACATTGCCGAACACGTTGGCGTAGACCTCGAACGAGCCGGTCGACTCGTCCACGGCCTTGATCTCGAAGGCGATGGCCTTGCGGCGAATGTCGTTCATGCCTCGACTAGCTCCGGTTGCTCGGCATCCGCTTCCGCGTGGCCGGGTTGGTCGATCGGTTCGCCCCACTCAGGGGGCTCCGGGCCGCCGTATTCGGGCTTCAGCACTTCGATCAGGCTGCACTGGCAATGCGGGTGGGCCGGCGGGTGCCGTACGGTCGAATAGGTCGGGTGATCGCCCACGACGGCGAAGGTGTCGCCCAGCCGGACCCGGTTGACGTCGCGGGCGATGTCTTTGCAGATCGGGCAGGCGTCGGAGGACAGGAGCCACTCCACGCCGGCCACCACGCCCGAGGCTTCGGCCGCCGCGATCTGGGCCGCATGCACCGCCCGGGATGCCTCGCTCTGCGCGATCCGGCGGGCCCGCCACGTCTCGGCCGCCCGGAAGATCGCGGTCACCCGCTTCACCAGGGCCGGGTAGGCTTCGCCGTGGGCGATGAGCCCCTGTTCCAGGGCCGACCGGAGATTGGCGTGGGCTGTCGCGATCTCGTCCGCCGTGGTCGCGTTGGTGGCCTGGCAGAAGTCGAACGCCTGGCCCCGGATCTGCCCTTCCAGGGCGGGGTTGACCACTTCCCAGGCGTCGGGGTCGAGCCCGACCCGGGTATACGTCTCCTCGCCCGATCGCTCCCAGTAGGCCCGGATCATGGGGGTGAACCGCTCGGACATCGGCAGCGTGCCCAGGAACAGGTCGGGCGGCACCCACTCGCGGGGGTCGATGCCCTCGACCAGGGCCTTGCGGGCCGCCTTGCCGGGACGCTTGAGCGAGTCGAGGACGGCTTGCTTCTGGCCCCGGAATACGCGGACCAGTTCCCGCCGAATGTCGTCGCCCTGGGGCAGGCCGAACCGGTTGGGCTCGGTCAGTACCACGGCAACGCCCGCTTGATGGCCCGGCCGTTCAGGCCCTTGTCGCCCGTTTCCTCGTCGTTAGCGTCAGGGTCCATCAGGTCGCCGGCCGGTCGGCCGGGATTCGCCATCGGGTCGGCCATCGGCTCGGGTTCGGGGTCGTTGCCGGTGCCTGGGTAGAAGACGTCGCCGTCGGGATGGGGCTCGTATCCCAGGGCCTCGCGGCCCTCATTCTTGGTGATGATGCCCGACTTGAATTCGCCCTGGACCCGGTCCGACTTGATCTTGCGGTTTTCCTGCAACGCCTCGATCTGCTCGTAGTCGTAGACGAGCGTGTGCCGCATCGGGTCGTCGAAGTCGGGCAGGAGCTGCCAGCGGAGCGTCTCGACGTCCAGATCTTGCAGCGGCACCAGGCACGACCGCCAGGCGTCCGTCTCGGCCTCGGACAGGTTTGAGTAGGTCTTGTTCGGGTCGGGCAGGCCCAGCACCATCGGCGACAGCCCGGAGGCGGCCAGGATGCGAGCTTCGGCCCGTGCGGGAAGGCGGTCCAGCTTGAGTTGTTCGGGGGAGAAGCCCATCGGCTTCACGTCCACGGCGCCCGAGAACACCATCGCATCGCCGCGGCCTTCGGAAGCGAAGTCCTCGCGAAGTTGCTGCTTGATCCGCTCGGCATCCGGCCGATCGATCCGGGCGGATTCGCTCTTGGGAACGACCACCAGGCCCGGCACGCCCGCGTTCCGCATCAGGGAGGCGGTGTAGCCCGACTCCTCATTGATGGTGCAGATCTCGCGGAGTTGGGCCTTGACGGCGGCCAGGCCGAGCCGATCGTTGCGGGGGTCGATGCCGTCCCGATAGTGGATGATGTCCTCGACCGGGACGTTCCAGGTCGTGGTATCGATGCGGATCTGGTAGTGGGTGATGAAGGTCGATCCATCAGCGGGCCAACATGGCATGCAAGCCCAATGCGGCACCCACCAAAGCTGCACCGGCAATCCCGACCGGGCCCGCCGCTTGTACACGAAGGCGTTGCCGTCGCAGATCAGAGACAGGCCGATCGCCTTGCGGAGCGTCCGGCCGGTGTAGTACGGGTTGGGCCTCGACAGCAAATCCAGCATCGCAGCCCGGGGCAACGGAACGGGCCGGCCCTGGCGATCCATCCGGCATTGCTGAAGTTTCGGCTTGGGCCAGTTGTCGCCCACCCATTTGACGGTCAGGGCCAGGACCGAGTTATTCCAGAAATCGCCGGCCTCACGCTCGTAATCGAACCGCGAACCCGGCAGCAGCAGCCGGACGCGGGACGTGACGCCTGTACCGCCCCAGCGGGTCCAGGCCGTGACCAGCCCGGACGCCGAGCGGGTGAGCTGGGCGGTGAAATCCTTCAGGGCATTCGCGAGGCCGGGGCGTCGTGCCATCAGTAGGCCGTGATCCGGTGGATTCCCAGGCTATCGGCGTGGGCGACGGCGTAGCGCATCGCGTCCATCCCGTGATCGTGGATCTTCAACGGTTCTTCCTTGGCCGATCGGTTGGGTTGGGGCGGGGCCCAAACGTACCCCTCGACTTCTTCCGCCGTGCAGGTTGGCCGCTTGGCCTCGACCAGCCGGGGATCGGCCTCAACCCGGCAGTTGCGGTGGATGAACAGGCGGGGCCGTCCGTCGCCCGCCTTGCGGAGCCGGCCCTGCACCGCCTCGATTCCGGGCTTGACCGCCTTGTGGGCCGCGTAGGTCGGGATGCCGGCATCGTGCAGCGTGGCCCGATCTTCGGCGTCGTGGTCGGCCACGGACGCCTCGAATTCCTCGCCCTGGCCCATCAGCAGGATCTTCTCGGCGTGATCGCTCACCTTGCGGTGTGACCAGTAGATTTCGCGGTAGAGATGCATCCGGTCGTCGTTATCCAGGGCCCACCACTGGCACACGAACGGGTTCGTGTAGCCGAAGTCGATCGAGCGGAACCGACGCCAGGATGACGGGATCGGGAACGGATCGATCAGGTGAATCGGGGCATCCCACTCGTCGTAAATCATCCCCTCGGAGCCGGCCCACAACCCCTTGCGGAGCCGCAGGTATCGGGCCCCGGTGAGGGCATCGAGCCGGGCGAGGTAGTCGGCGGTGATCGCCGGGTTGTCGGCGTGGGTGCTGAGCAGCCCCACCGTCTGGCCCCGATCGATCCGCTGCTTGAGCCAGTGCGTCGGGGCGTCGGGGTTGGTGTCGCCCGCCAGTTGCTGGTAGGGCATGACGCCGTTACGGAGCCGGCTACTCAGGCTCTCCCAATCGTTCTCCAGGAGTTCGACGGCCTCCTGGACGTAGGCCAGGTCGTATTCCGTGGACATGATCTTCGTCGGCTTGTCCAGGCCGCCGACGACGATTTCCGAGCCGTTGGGGTAGCGGTAGGATTGCCGAACCCGCCGCTGGCAATTCCGGGCGATCCGATCTCGCCAGTAGGGGTGAAGGATCTTGTCTTCGAAGGTGACAAGTGCCGATTGCGTGAGGCTTTCGCGGGTCTTGCGGCAGATCAGGCCCCGCATCCCGGGATACTTGAGGGCCGCCCGGTGCAACTTGTGCAACCACGCCCACGACTTGCCCGTACCGGCCGGGCCCACCAGGCAAACGTCGGCAACCCGGGTCGTGATCGCCTGGGCGTTCGCCCCGAAGAACCGCATCTCACGGGTCAATCTTGTTCCCGTCGGCGTCGGTTGCCGCATCGTCCGGCGGGTTCTCGGCCGAAACCGGCTTGTCCGTCTGATCCAGTTCGTTCTTGCCCAACCAGATCAGCATGGTCGCGTTGCCGCCGATGGCCGCCATCAATTGGGCTTCCTTCAGGGCAATTCGCCGGTCTGCTCGCCTTTTCTCCAGGATTGGGGAAAAACGCGAAGCGATCGTCTTGTGATCGCACCCCAGGACGGCCGCGATGTCACGGTTGCTGGCCCCCTTGTAAGCGAGGTCGGCCACCCGCTCCTCGTCGATGTTCGCCCGGGGTCGGCCCACGGGTCAGCTCGGAAGGTTGAGGGTGATGGCCGACCGATTGCCATCCGCATCGGTGGTGGCAGTGATCCGGGTGGTCGCCACGCCGCCGCCCTTGATCACGATGGTGCCGGTGGTGGCCCCGCTCAGCACACCGGCCGCCGAGGCCATGATCGCGGACATCGCCTGCCGGGCGTTGATGCCCGACTCGATCACCACCAGGTCCAGCCCGGCCGACGTGAGGTGAACGCCGGTGGCCGTGGGGTCGAAGGTCGATCGGCTGGACACCGCCGCGTCCAGGTTGGTAAGGTTGTCGAGGTAGCCGGCCCGGGTGCTGGTGACCCGCGAGAGCAGCGTGGTGGTCCCGCTGGTGTCGCCGCCCGCATAGGT